ATTTTATAAAAAAGCTAATCGGATGCAACAAGACGCTGTTGAATTTAAATTTGATGGCAAAGATATGATGATGAATAGTTCAATGGCGGGAGCTTTAAGTAAGTATTTAAATTCAATAGGTAAGGGAGATTTAATGCAAAGCAACTTAGTAAATAGCGGACCATTACGACCAGGGCTCGTTGGAGGCATACCACCAGCTAGAAATCCAGGCAGCCCTGGAGGAGTTCCATTGGACTCCTTGAGTTCACTTGAAGTGAGTTCACTATCAAATCCAATTCAATTGCCAATAGGAGGGGCTCCAAGAATTGGAGGGCCTGCTATAATGGGTCCAGGACCTGATAATATTGCAAATCAACCTGCAAACCCAACACCAATTGATAATACAGGTATTGGTTCCTTGACACCCGCACCTGTCAACCAGATTCCCGAATCAAGTAGCATTGCAGGATCGATGACTTCCCCTTATATGAATAATAATCAAGACTTTGATCAATATTTAAATTCATATATAAACAATCAAATTAATACAAGGATGAGAGATATTTTTAGTGGAATAATGAACATTTTTAAATGAAACAAGATTGGTTAATTTACATAGCTGCAATGTGTATGTTAATATTAACCCTAAGTTTAATATTAAGTGAGGTGTAAATGAATGTTAGTAGCGAAACAACTATTGGAATGCCCATTAGAAATTTATTGGCAATTGTGGCATCGGTTGCCGTAGGTGTATACGCCTATTTCGGGATTACTGAAACTTTAAATCAACACTCTACTCGATTAGAACTAATGGAAAAAGATGTGGAATTAAATACAGAGTTTCGAATTAAATGGCCCAGAGGTTTAATGGGAAACTTGCCTGCGGATGACGAACAATATATGTTATTAGAATTTTTATCAGGACAAGTTGAAAAACAACAAGCAACCTTAGATGAAAATGCGGATACGAAGATTATGATTAGACATTTAGAAGAAATGGTAGATCAACTAGAAAAAGATGTTGAAAAATTAAAAGATGCAACAAGAGAAATAAAGTTTACAAATGGTAATGGAAACGGAAGTTACTAATGTGGAAAGTTATTATTGTTCTTTGTCTATTTAGTGGCAATGGGGAATTATTAGAGCACACTTACACAGAAAGTATTAGTGATTGTTTAGAGAAAAAACGTATAATGAAACGTAATATGGGTCCCACGGTATTAATTACTTGTGGTGAGGCAGAGGCGGAGCTAGAAGAAATTCAAGGAAGAATCTTTGTAAAAAGCATTCGCAAAATGGAACATTAATGATAGGATAAAGTATGAAAATTGATCTTAAACTCGCATCTCCATACATTGTCATTATCAGTGGCTTTCTAGTTTCATGGGGTATGTGGGGTGAGAGATTAAACGCTGTTGAAGATAAAGCAGATAGTGTAACTCAGATGCAACAAGACATTGCTATAATTAAAAATACACTAACTACAATGAATGATCGCATGAATAAAATGGATGATCGAATTGCCTGGATAGAAGAATTTCTCATAAAAACAACAGACTTTTAATGGCGATTTCACGCTCTCAAATACCTCAACAAATATCAAAACCAGGATTAAAAAGGAAAAAGAAGAGAAAAAAGATTGAATCAAAAACTAAAAAAAGAATTCAAAAAGCTTAAAAATTATCAAAAACTAATTTATGAAGATGTTTACCTATGGTCTAAACATTATTTAGAAGTCCCTAATACTCATCTGAACAACATGCCTGCTTGTCCTTATGCTAAAAAAGCCTGGAAAGAAGATAAGGTTTGGATAGAAATTAGAAACCCTGAAATCGGTTATAGAAGACAATTAAATAAACTATTGAGATCATTAGATTTTTCAAAAAAAGAAATATTGATATTCTGCGATCCTTTTTTTCGAGAGTTTAGTCTTAATAAATTTCAAAAAGAAATTGACTCTTTTAACAATAAATTTAATCGCAAAGATATATATTTTTTAGGTTTTCACCCGAAAAATCCACCTACGGAAGAGGATCAAGAGTTTCTTTTAAATCCCACAGGAGATACATCTGATTTACCTGATGGGAGGATTGATTTCTCTATGATGTTGATACAAAAGTTCTCGCAATTATATGAGGCTTCTGATAGATTAAAACGCATGGGATACTATGATAAATGGCCCCAGGAGTACTATGAAGACGTAGTGCTGTCTAGACAAAACTTATATAAAAAGCTTTTTACGTAAGGAGGCTAACATGAGAAAAAAAATGGAAATGATGCGTGGTGGCGGCATGATGATGAAAATGCGTGGTGGCGGCATGGCTAAGAAAAAACAAGTCAAGAAAAAGACTAAAAAAACAATGAAGAAAAAATAATATGACTACTTCAGGAACAACAGATTTTAACCTCAATATCGATCGAGTTATTGAAAGAGCATATCGTAGAGCAGGTCGCTCCATGCGTACTGGTTATGATTTAGAAGCAGCAAGAGATAATTTAAATCTGTTGTTTTCTGAATGGGCTAATAGAGGATATAAACTTTGGAAAGTTCAAAACACCTCTTCTAACCTAACAGCCAATACAAATGTCTACACAGCTCCTTCTGATGCTGATGATGTATTAGAAATGACTTTTAGACAAACTTCAGGAAGTACAGTTACTGATACAACCATGGAAAAAATATCTCGTTCTGAGTATCAAAATATTCCTAATAAAAATTCTACCGGAACACCTACTCAATATTATATACAAAGAAATTTATCAAACGTACAAATTTACGTTTACTTAACGCCTGATACAACAGACACACAATTAAATTATTGGTACGTACAACGTATTCAAGATGTAGGTGCTTATAATAATACACCTGATGCACCTTTTCGTTTTTTACCCTGTATGGTATCAGGACTCGCTTATTATCTTTCACAAGAAATAAATCCTGCACTTTCTGCTGAATTAGAAAGACGTTATGAGTCAGAATTAGCCAGGGCAATTACCGAAGATTCTCAATCATCTTCGGTAAACATTGTTCCTAAACAATTTTATGCAGGGGTATAAATATGGCGTTTGCAGTTGGTAAATATTCAGAAGCAATATGTGATCGCTGTGGTTTTCAATATAAATATCTAGAATTAAAAGAAGAGTGGAATGGTTTACTTGTTTGTGAAGAATGCTATGAGCCTAAACATCCTCAATTAGAACCTACTTATGCCAGTGCAGATGCAGAGGCTTTAGAAAATCCTCGACCTCAGGCAAATTTAGCCATGACAGTCGAAGTAGGAGCTCCTAATGATACCTATTTTAACAGTGATGGAATGCAACCTTCTCAACGCAGTAGGAACTTGATAATGACGGGAAGTGTTGGTACAGTGAGTATTGTAATATCATGAACTATAGCGAATTATTAGATAATGTTAGAAGTTATACAGAAGTAGATAGCAATGTCCTATCTAATTCTATTATCAATGTTTTTATCACCAATGTTGAAAACAAGGTAGATAGAGCCATTGATAGTGATTCTCAAAGAAGATATGCCACTACGACATGTACAGCAAATAATGCCTTTTTAGATGTAACAGGGCCTGAGGGTGGATTTAGATTTGCCAGGGCTTTACAATTAGTGGATTCTAATAATGATAGACATTGGTTAGAACAAGTAGATACCACTTTTATTGATGAATATTCTGTTCAAAGATCCACAACAAGTGATACAGGACAGCCAAAATATTGGGCTAATTGGGATGCTACTAACTTAATTTTAGCTCCTACTCCTGATCAAGTTTACACAATTGAGATGTGGTATAATGAAACCCCAGAAAGAATAAGCAATACCAATACTACTACTTTCTTGTCAAACAATGCTCCGGAAGTTTTATTATATGGAACCATTGCTGAAGCATATTCATTCTTGAAAAATATACAGGATATGCAATTATATGAAGCTAAGTTCACATCTGCTCTCAAGTTATTTGCTGACGAGCAAATGGGAAGAAAACGTAGGGATGAGTTTACTGATGGTGTATTACGAATTCCTCTTAAATCAATGGACCCAGACGGAGGTAACTAAAAATGGCAATTAACCAAGCAGTTTGTGCAACATTCAAACAGCAGTTGTTAGATGGCGATCATGATATATCAAGCGATACAGTCAATCTCGCTCTCTATACAAGTTCTGCTACTTTGGATGCAAA